GGCCGACAAGGGCAGTCTCCACCGGTTCGCCGACCAGATCGGCCTCACGCCTGCCGGCCTGAAAGAGAACGGCTGGCAAATCGCCGAGGACAAGCTCGCTGAGCGTCGCGCCGAGAAGAGCGACGAGGATGAGCCTGACCTGAGGGACCGGTTCACGGTCGTGCCTGATGGCACGGACGGCTGACCGGTACGTCGTCGACTTCCCGACACTCTGGATAGTCCCAGCCTGGATTCAGCGTCACTGCATCGTGTCGGACGGCTTCCTCAAGGGCCGCCCGTTCAAGATGTACGACTGGCAACTGTGGTGCACCCTCAACCACTACCGGGTGAAGCCTGACGCAGAAGCGCTAGATGCGAACGGCTACCCGACCCGTGGGGCGGCGTTCTTCTACCGCCGTTCGCAGGTGGTGGGGCCACAGAAGACCGGCAAGGGTCCGTGGTCGGCGACGATCGTCTGCGCTGAAGCTGTCGGCCCGGTGTTGTTCGCCGGCTGGGCCGTCGATGGTGACGTCTACGACTGCGAGGATCACGGCTGCAACTGCGGGTGGCGCTACACGTATCGCCCCGGCGAGCCGATGGGGATGCAGTGGCCGACGCCGCTGATCCAGTTGCTCGCGACGTCCGAGGATCAGGTCGACAACGTCTACCGCCCCCTCCAGGGGATGGCCAAAGGCGCACGCCTCTCGGGGCAGATGAAGGTCCGCGAGGGCTTCATCCGGCTCCCGAACGACGGGATCATCGAGGTCGTCACCTCGAGCGCGATGTCCCGGCTTGGTAACCCGTTGATCTTCTGCATCCAGGACGAGTCGCAGCTGTACACCGACACAAACAAGATGCGGAAGGTCGCTCAGACCATGCGCCGCGGTGCGGCCGGTATGGGCGGCCGGTCGATGGAGACCACGAACCCGTGGGATCCCTCGGAGCAGTCGGTTGCGCAGGTGACGCACGAGGCGCAGGCGAAGGACATCTTCAAGTACTACGAGCCACCGCCGGCCAACCTGTCGTTCACGAACAAGGCGGAGCGTCGGCGGATCTTCGCCTTCAACTACGCCGGCTCCCCTCATGCGAGCGTCGACATGATGCTCGCTGAGGCCGCTGAACTGATTGAGACAGACCCCGGTCAGGCGGAACGGTTCTACGGGAACCGGATCGTCGCCGGCATGGGCTCGTGGCTGGACGGCGCCAAATGGGACGAGCGCGCGAAGAAGCGCATCGTTCCCCGCGGTACTCAGATCGTGGTCGGGTTCGACGGGTCGGACGTGGATGACTGGACGGCTCTCCGGGCGGAGACGCGCGACGGCTACCAGTTCACCCCCACCTTCGGGCCTGATAAGCAGCCGACCATCTGGAACCCCGGGTCGTTCGGCGGCAAAGTACCGCGGCTCGAGGTCCGGGCGGCGATCGACGAGATCTTCGAGTACTTCGATGTGGTCCGCTTCTACATCGACCCTCCCTACTGGGAGACCGAAGCCGACGCGCTGGCGGAGACGTACGGCGATAAGCGGGTCATTCGCTGGGAGACGTACCGCCCGGTCCAGATGCATGCCGCGGCAGAGCGGATGAAGACCGATGTAGCGAAAGCTGACTCGGAGTTCACCCATGACGGGTGCGCGATCACGAAGATCCATGTCCGGAACGCCCGCAAAGCTCCACGCCCGAATCAGCGGTATGTCCTCGCGAAGGCGTCTCAGCAGCAGAAGATCGACTCCTGTGTGGCGTCGATCATCTGCCACGAGGCGGCGGGCGACGTGACCGCTGCTGACGGGTGGTTGACCGATTCATACGCCTACGTCCGGTGAGGAGGGTTCGTGGCGCTAACCGCCGACCAGGCCCTCAAGACCGCGGATGCACTGTATGGCCGGCTGAAGCATCGCCGTCCCGAGATCGCCAAGTTCGAGGATTACACGGATGGCAAGCACCCTCTCCGGCTAGGTTCGGAGGAGTGGTCTCAGGATCACGCGACCCGCTTCAAGGGCTGGTCGGACAACTGGTGTGGGGTCGTCGCTTCTGCTCCTGGTGAGCGCACTGCCCTCGACGGGTTCCGTGTCGGTGACGATGACGACATCGAGTCCGACGAGGAGAAAGAACTGTGGCGGCAGTGGGACCTCAACGAGATGCCCTCTCAGGCGTCGCAGGGGTTCTTCACTTCCCGTGTGGCCCGCCGCTCGAGCGTGATCGTGTGGGGCGACGAGGACGAGAATCCTGTCGTCACTTGGGAGCACCCGTCGCAGGTGATCGTCGACTACGACCCGTCGACCCGTCAGTCCCGCTACGCCCTGAAGGCGTGGCTTGACGACGACCGTGAGCTCGCGACCCTCTACACCGCAGATGAGGTGTGGAAGTTCGAGCGTTCCCGCGTCGCTTCGCAGGTCGTGAACGGGATCACCGCGAGCGGCCTGATGATCGTCTCCACTGCCTCTGATCTCGCTCCTGGCGGGTGGAAGAAGCGCCAGTTCACCGGGGATGACACGTGGCCGATCTCGAACCCGCTCGGGATTCTCCCGGTGCAGGAGTTCCTGAATCGGCCGCAACTCGGCGGGAAGCCGGTCTCCGACATCGACGGCACGGTGTCGATGCAGGACGCCATCAACATGCTGTGGAAGTACCTCTTCGCTGCAGCCGACTACGCTTCGATGCCCGCCCGTGTAGTCATGGGTCTGCAGCCGCCGAAGATGCCCGTCCTGAACGAGGCCGGCGAGAAGATCGGCGAGAAGGCCGTCGACATCGAGTCCCTGCAGAAGGGTCGCATGCTCTGGCTCACCGGCCAGGGTGGCGACATCAAGCAGTGGGATGCAGCGAAACTCGACGTGTTCACCCAGGTCATCAACGTCGCCGTGAAGCACCTGGCGGCGCAGACGAAGACCCCAATCCACTACATCGTCGGCGAACTCGGCAACGTCAACGGGGAGACCCTGACCGCCACTGAGACCCCACTGGCGATGAAGGTCCGTGAGGCACATGAGTTCCACACCCCCGCGATCCGCGGTGTGTTCCGTCGGATCGCTTTGGTGCAGGGCCAAAAGGACCTTGCGGACGCATGCCGTACCGGTCAGGTGCAGTGGCGCAACCCGGAGATCCGCTCAGAAGCCCAGATGGCCGATGCGGCATCGAAGGACAAGGCCACTGGCTTCCCGCTGATGTGGATCGCGAAGTATCGCTTCGGCTACACGCAGAAGCAGCTCGCGGAACTCGAGGTGATGCTCGAGAAGGAACGCAGCGACCCGCTCCTGCAGGCCGCGTTGACCACGGTCGCGAACCCGCCGGCACAACCGGGCGTCCCCGGTGCTCAGGTCAGCTGAGGCTGCATTCCTGCAGCAGCAGCGCTACGTCATGGTCGGCCTCGCAGCCGCTCGCAGGGCATGGCTCCTCGGAGATCCGAAGAGCATGCTGCCGGCGCTCACGGTTCTGCAAGGCCGCGCCGCGCGCGACGGTGCGGACAGTGTCGACCTCATGCTCGCCGAGCAAGGCATTGATGCTCCCGCGGACGACACAGTGAATACCGGCTCCCTCGCGGGGGTTGCATCGGACGGCCGGCCACTGGGGTCGTTGCTCGAGCAGGCGGAGACGCAGCACGCACTCGAACTGATGGCGGTCACTCAAATCGCTGACGCTGCCCGTGTCGCCGTGGGCCTGTCGATCGCCGCCCGCCAGAAGGTCGGATGGACCCGCATGGTCAACTCTCCATGCTGTCCGCGGTGCGCGATCCTCGCCGGCAAGTTCTTCCGCTGGAACACAGGCTTCCTGAGACACCCACATTGCCTATGCAGGCACATCCCGACCCGCGAGGACGTTTACGGGGATGTCCGCACCGACCCGAAGGCCCTGTTTGACGGGGGTCACGTCAAAGGCGTGACGCAGGCCGAGCAGAAGGCCATAACAGACGGCGCCGACATTAACCGTGTCATCAACTCACGCCGGGGTCGGTACATGGACGACGCCGGCCACAGGTTCACCTTCGATTCGACGACCCGCCGCGGCACCGGGATCAAGGTCCGCCCGACCCCGGAGCAGATCTACCGCTCCACAGGCGACGACCGGGCCGCTGCTCTCAGGTCGCTGAAGAAGTTCGGCTACCTGTTCTGACTTCCCGACGCGCAAGGCGTCGGGTTCGACCTCCGCAAGGGAGATCACCCGCATGACCACACCACCCGTAGTTCCGCCTGTCCCGGCCCCTCCTGCAGGTGGGCCGCCGGCAGCACCCCCCGTCGCTCCGCCGGCTGAACCGCCTGTGGAGGTGCGGGATCCGAACGCTCTCCTCAACGCATACAACGCCGAGAAGGAGAAGCGGAAGGCCATCGCCGATGAGGCCCGTGTCGCGAAAGAAGAACTCGCTGCGCTTCAGGCGAAGATCGCGGGCACGGAAGCGGAACACGCCGCGCAACTGGCGGCACAGAAGGTCAAGGACGAAGCGTTGGGCGCCGCGAACACGCGGATCCTGAAGGCCGAGGTCCGGGCTGCCGCAACAGGCAAGCTTGCTGACCCCGCCGACGCGCTCGTGTACCTGGATCTGTCCAAGATCGAGGTCGGTGAAGACGGAGAGGTCGACGGCAAGGCCGTCGAGGCTCTCATCGCCGACCTGCTCGTGAAGAAGCCCTACCTGGCTGCGCAAGGCAAGAGGTTCCAGGGCAACGGAGATGGCGGCCCCCGCAACGGTGGCGATAAGTCCTTCGACGACCAGATCGCCGAGGCCCGTAAGGCTCGGAACTTCCCTCTCGTCATCGCGCTCGAACAGAGGCGCGCGGCGGAACTCGCCGCATCCAAGTAAGGAGCTAGACCATGGCCGGTATCACCGGGCTCGGTACCACCTTCACTCTGCCGAACTACCACGGCGAGCTGTTCCAGCTCACCCCCGACGACACCCCGCTCCTGTCCGCCGCCGGCGGCATCGGAGGCGGTGGGCAGGTCGACTCGACCACGTTCGAGTGGCAGACCTACGACCTCCGCGACGCCGCCTCCCGGCCGCGCCTGGAAGGCGCTGCCGCGCCGACCGCCGAAGAGCGCGTGCGGGCGAACGTCGTCAACGTGTGCCAGATCTTCCACGAGGCCGTGTCGACCTCGTACACGAAGTCGGCAGCGACCGGGCAGTACGCCACGGTCCAGTCGGCCCCGTTCCAGCAGAACGCCGGCGAAGACGTCGTGATCAACGAGCACACGTGGCAGATCATGAACTCGCTGAAGCAGATCGCGCGGGACGTGAACTACGTCTTCTGGAACGGCACGAAGGTGGTCCCCACCACCAACGCGACCGCACGCGCCACGCAGGGCCTCCTGGGGGCGATGACCTCGAACGCTCAGGTCGCCGACTCCACGAACCCGCTGACCGTGGGCGCCTCGGCCGCGACCGACACCATCACCGTGACCCACAACCTGGTGGCCGGCGACAAGGTCGTCTTCACTGACGTCGGCGCCTCCACCACGATCGTGCCGGGCCGCGCCTACTGGGTGAAGTCCGTCTCCACCACCGTGTCGTTCAAGATCTCCGCGACCAACGGCGGCGCGGCGATCACCGTGGGCACCGCCACCGTGTCGTTCTACGGCATGAAGCAGGCGACCCTGATCACCCCGGACATGCTCGGCGGACTGCTGCAGTCGGTCTTCGACAACGGCGGCATCTCCGAGCAGGGCACCGCGACCCTGTTCACCTCCTCGGGTGTGAAGCGGGCACTGTCGAAGGCGTACGCCACCGCGTACTCCTCGACCGCCGGCCTCATGTCCGGGACCCGGAACGTCGGTGGTGTCTCGATGGACACCCTCGTCACCGACTTCGGGACGCTGAACATCAAGATCGACCGGCAGCTTCCCGCCGACGCACTCGCTGTGGTGTCGCTCGAGCAGGTCGACCCGGTGTTCCTGTCGATCCCCGGCAAGGGCGTCCTGTTCGAGGAGGCGCTCGCGAAGACCGGCGCCTCGGACAACACCCAGATCTACGGCGAGATCGGCCTGAAGTACGGAAACCAGGCGTCTCACGGCGTCATCCGCGGCCTGTTCTCCTGATCCACCCTTCCACTGAGAGGCGGTCGTCATGGCTCTAGCTCCGCTCGCCACGGCGACCGACCTCGAGGTGAAAGGCGTCGACATCTCGACGAACCCGGAACTCGTCACGATGATGCTCAACGCGGCGTCGTACGTGATCCGGGACGCTGCCGGAAGCACGATCTCCGAGGAAACCTCGACGACCAAAGTCCTGGCCCCGGAAGGGCGCTGGCTCACCCTGCCCGGCCCGGTCACCGAAGTCACCGAAGTTCTCATGGACGGTGTCGCATTCACCGACTGGAAGTTCGTCGGCGGGATGCTCTGGCACCCCTGGGGATGGAACTTCGGAACCTTCACCTACCAGCGTCCACTTCGCTTCGACCTCTGTGTCCCGGTCGAGGTCACAGTGACCTACACGCACGGCTACGCGACAGTGCCGGCGGACATCGTCAGCCTCTGCGCCGACCTAGCCAAGCTGGGCATGGAAGACGCCGCCCGCGAGACCCCTGACCCAGGGGTGGTCTCGCTCGAGGTCACGATCGACGACTACACCGAGCGCGCCCAGTACGCCGCTGCGGCCCGCACCCTCATGGAACTGCCTGAGGCGACCCGGACGTGGCTGGCGCAACGGTTCGGCGGCGGCGTCTACGTCACGAGCGAGCTGAAGTGATCTCGCCCGCGCGCGTAGCCGGCGCTGTAGCTCGGGGTCGGGCCAACGCCGAGAAGCTGATGACCGGCGAAGAGGGCGAGCTTCGCCTCGCCGACGTCAAAGGCCCGATCAACCCTGGGACCCGGAATTACACCTCCACGCCAGGCGCACTAGATCGGAAG